CAATCATTGCCATAGCACCGTCATCTCCGTATCTACTTACATAATCGTTTCGTTCTCCTTCCTTTTTATTTAATGCAAGAAAATTTATATTGTTATATCGATTACTTGGTCTTGATGTTGGTGTGAATAAATTATATTGAGTGCTAAGTAATCTATTATTCTTTTCGGAAAATATTTTACTTTTTTCCAGTTCACATAATACTTCACTTAAATCATTTATAAATTTGTCGGTTGGTGATTCGTATGTGTTTAGTGCATTTTTAATACTTTCGAAGGTATCGTTGAACTTTTTTAAAATCATCATTATAGGAATTGATTTATTACTTTTACATCTCGGTAAATCAATTTGAATTTTACTTTTATTTCTATAATAAACATGAAGAGATATATCAACTGAGTTTTCAAAACTTACAATATGATTTGTATCCTTTTTATTTACTATTATTTTTCTACAAGAAGATTTTGCAATTTTATCAAGCACTCGTGTATCAATATTCACAACATCAGGATGTGAAAAGGATACTGCAAATGTATCATTATTATCTATATTTTTAATTAATAAAACTAATGGTTTTACTTCAATTGGGTGAGTTTCCTGTTCTTCTACGAATAAGTGAAAAAAAAATTGTTCTGTACTATCAAGTTTACTAAGTAAATGTTTGAATTCGGATATTGTTTCAACAAAATGCATTTCGTTTATCATAATACGAAATGATTTTTAACTTGTCAATATGAATTTTTATAAAATTGTGTGACAGATGGAATTTTATTTTTTATTCCACTAAATTTTTTTTCTGCGTTGTTCAGTACAAGTGTATTATGTTCAATTACTCCCAATTCATTTTTGATATTTCCAGTAGATATAGAATTTAAGTCTCCTGCTATTTTCCAATCAAATTGTATAATTTCAAAAAAATTCGAGTTTTTAAATCCATTGTATTGATTTATACCAACCTCAACAATTCTATACCGTGGGTCACTTGATTTTTTTATAAAATATCTTGTTATAAATTTATTTAAATAATCATCTTTTGTGATTTCTATAATTTCTTCCTCAGGAAATTCCGAAAGATCCCGCAAATTCATTCGTGTTTGTGATACGAGTAATTGCGAATAAAACGAGTTCAATTCTTCGTTTTCTGTGATATTTTTATTACTTTTCATTTGAATTTGGTCTTAGTATTGCACGAACTGTAGTTTCCCAATCACCATTTTGAACTGCATGATCGATTGCAGTTATTTGCCATATTCCGTTCATGAACCAATGAGTTGGAATTCCTGTACAATTGAAAGCATCAAGCATTCTTAGACCTTCAATTCCATCGATAGTCAATGTCATTTCACATCCATCTATCGGTTGATTATATCCTTTTACTGCGTTTTCAGGAATCATATCACTTGTCATTGATTCTTTTACCCTAGCTGTATCTATATCAACGCATTGTATGTCGTATCCCGCAAGAGTTCCTTTCATTGGAATTATAAAATATTCCTTGTTAGTTTTTTCCGCCTCATCGTCTTCTTCAGTAGTTTCTTCTCTCACCACACCCGGAATTACTTTCACACCCTCTACTTCTTTTAAAATTCTATCGTTTTTACTTCGTTGATAAAACGCAACCTGTGCGTCATCGTGTCTATCGTACACAACCATTGATTTTAATTCGGCAGGAACTTGTATGTCCAAATCAAGTCCACGAACTATACTATTTTTTTGATGTGCTCTGAAAATATATGCTTTATTATCTCGTTTTATCGTTTCAACAGTTTTATTTCCGTAAAACTTCATATCACGTATTGTTAGTTTAGTTTCATTTGAAGTGTTTGAATCAAGTGGAACTACTCTAAAATCCCATATATCACAACACGCAGTTGATATTTTTTTCAGTATCGCATCTAACATTGTGATAATTGTTTTGTGATTTTTTACCGCATCTTTTATAACTGTGGTGTTTATATACAAATCCCTCAACCTTCCACTCATTCCCTTGGTACCAGGTAGAAAGTCTGGAAATGGCTGCGATGGATATAAAACATTTTTATGTTTTTGAACAACTGTAATCACAGAGTGTAAGTTATCTCGCATATTCGTTGCAATACCCGTTTTACTTGTTGATGCGTATATTTCATTTAATCTTAATTGTGCATTTGCCGTTTTTCCAAAAGTGTTATTTTTTGCGAGTGCATTTGCGGTCATTGTTCCGTAGAAAATTGTAGAAGTTGAACCATCAAACTTCTTACTTCTGTTTCTACGTGGTGCAACCGCATTTGGTATCAACAAAACATTTCCATCGGTTGATTTTATATTCGGATGTGCTATACAACGAGAATTTGCTATATCAAGACGATATAAATCTCCTTTTGTTTTAACTTTTCTTGAAAAGAAGTTGTTTATTATGACACTCAGCATATATAATGATATAAATTTATCTTCGTTATCCCCGGCATGATAAACATTTCCTTTGTCTGCTTCACTCGGAGCATAAACATGACGATATGCTCTTAGTTTTTTTAAAAATTCTGAGGAATTAACCCCAAGATCATTGATTGATCTTGAATTTCCTCCGAAAGTACCAGTACCACTATCACCTTCCGCAAGATCAACAACTATATCATCCAAGTCTTCTTCTATAAATTTTTTAAAATTTGAAAGTTTTGTAGGTTCTTCAGAATCTGCACTTTGTACTTTTTTATTTTGTGCTTTTGTTGCATCATTGGTCATCATCTTAGCAACTTGAGCCATGCTAGTTAACTCTACACTACAATCATACCCACCGTCTTGTCTAAGTGAATAACTATAATTACTTATCATACCGATAGCAAAACTATAATTGCCTTTACCAGATTTCATTTTCTCATGGCATACGTGGCCATCATTAAATAAACCTACCAACCCAGTCGGTCTTGAAATTAGTTTACCCTCCGCATCAGCACCTGCACTTATATTTTGTTTACGACCTTCATTTTTTCTACGAGCATTCACAAGTTTTGCTTCACTTTCTGTTAAAGAACCTCCACGACCTTTTGCTAAAACATAGTTTGAAGAACCATCTGCAACATCAGGTGATCCTGTATACATTTTTCCAGGTCTTCCTACATTTTTTAAATCAATTAGTGCTTCTCTTGGAAAATGATTCCAGCCAAACTCTACAATAGCAGTTACACCAACCGTAAAAAAGTAAGGTTGAAGGTAATCTAATTGTGATCTACTCCAACACACAAATTCAATTGTGGTTTTTCGTTCACCTGTTGCTATTCCAGAATATTCTACTTTTACATTCATTACACCAGGTGGTGGACGATGTTTAAAATCTGCTTCTTCAACTTGATGTGGATTACCCTGTGCATCAAATCCTAATACATTTTTATGTGTTTTACTTGGATCTTTAGAAAATCCATAGTTATCATCAAAACTTTCAACACCATGCATGATAAAACCTTCATGTATAGGCAATCCAATTTTATTATCCTGTGTTGTTGCATTTGATACAAATCGTGCCCATGCAGTTTTTGGTCCACGATAAATTGTATCTACATACTGATCATCAAGAAAACCTTGACTTCCTATTCCTAAATCTTTATCTCCAAATTCAGTTGAAGCATGAGTCCCACGATCATTTGTACCTGTTCTTTCAGTTGGATAATGCATTCCATAATTTTTTTCTCTTCGCATTAACTCTCCACGTACATAATTTTGAATATGGGTAATATCTGATCCAGTTGCACCGTCTTCCCAATCTGTGGATAATAAATCAATATCATCCTTTGCCAATAACATTGGTTCATAATTTAAAAGTTGAATTTCGGCATCCTTTGCGGTTGCGTATTGTGGTGCTATTTTACCAGATTCACTTTTTGCTTTTTCTTTTTCTTTTTCTTTATCACCAAACAACCCACCGAATGGTAATTTTGATTTATTTGATAATCCACCACCATGCGATCCAAGTAAATTACTTGCTAAATTTTTTGCACTACTTGAAATGGGTAAGTTCATTTATTAATTGTTAATTTTATTATGATCTAAGATAATTTCACCAAGTTCAGTTGGAATTCTTAATTGAGTTCCTGGATTAACAAACATTGTTCCTTTGATTCCGTTTGCATTTGCAATAACCCACCAGTATCTCGGATTTTTGTAGAACCTGTTTGCCAGATGATCGAGTCTTGTTTTCTCAACCATAACCACAAAAACATCCGATTCACGATTTCTAATTTTATTTAATAAAGTAGTTTCAAGAACTTCTTTATTATCCTCTCGGAATTTTGTTTTTACTTTTGCGTATCTCATAATTTAAATTATACACCAGGAATTGGTATTGATATATCAGTATTACCATTACACTCTTCACAACTACTAAAATTTGTTAGTGAACCTGATTTTATACTAAAATCTGATACTTGTACATCATATTTACCAGGTAGAAACCCTTTACCAAATAAGAATTCTTCAAATAGTTCCCTAACCATTATTTGGTCACTTGACACTGTTTTTGCTAATTGCATTGATTGTAAAAACCGGTAACAACCATCCATTTTACCAAATGATGCCCCATCTTGCGTATAATCACCAATAGTAACAACCGAATCGGTGGGGATGCTCCACGCACTATCAGTTTTCATTATACCCACAATAGGACGGATGTTAGTGCCAGAGCCTGTACAATATTCCAACGCAACCCATTCGTCATTAGAATCATCTTTTGTTGGTGTTGGTGTTGGATCAACTGAAATATTAGTAGTTGCTGAGTCACTGTTTGGTGTGCTGATGTTTTGATTATTCTTGTTGTTTTGTCTTTGAATTGCTTCTTCTTCTCGGTCTTGTTCTTCAAACTCACGGAAATTTATCGTAGACATATCACTTGGTTCTTGAAAATCCTGTGTATCATATTCAGATTCTTCTTTGTAGTGTATTAATTGCTCATTAAACGAACCATTTTTATCATAGGAAGTTCGTACATCTTTCGTAACATATACCGCAGTTCCATCCTCTTTGTTATGACCAAAGTGCCTTTGTTTTGTTTTTGGAGCATTTTTCTCTAATAATTGCATACTAACTGTGATTTCACAACTTTTTGGGTATCTCGCAGCTTTCCCCTTGCGAAATATATTATCATTCAAATATGTGTACTCAGACAAACGATCATCTTCGTTGTTTCCAAGTTCCCAATTAGATTCTGGTAGTGTTAATCCAACTGACTTTATTAAAACAGGTTGTTCTAAGTAAATATCACCTAAATTAAACTCAACAATCGGAGGTATAATGAATGAAGAATAAGTCTCACTTATCGGACCACTTTCACTTTCATTTGTGTAACCTGCTGGACGTGTTAGTCCAACTAAATAATTAATTCGTTGCCACATAGGATGTAACTCTGCCAAACTAAATGATACACATTCAAAACTTAAATTTACATTCCGTGTAAATCCTTGATATACACCAACAACATCTGCACGACCTAGATATTGTGTTTCTATCCAAGTTGCATCGTGTTGATCGTCAAGTGATTTTAAATAACTTCTAAATGGAATAAATTTTCTATTTACCAAATCGTGAAAATATAAAGGCATGAAATCCAAGTTAGCATATTTTTTTGGAAGTCTATTAAGATTTGTATCATCACCCTCTGTTGAGTCAAGTACACTCAATGCATTATATTTATCTATACGTTCCTCATAGGTTGCATCGTATTTTGGTAATCTTTTGTTTACTGTGATTTTGTTGATATTAGTTTCGTTATGATCAAATTTATCCTCATATCTAACTCGTTTACCTTCATCCACCAAATTTGTTATTTCATCTCTTGTTTTTGTATCTCCTGCTATGACTTTTTTACCCTCACGATTATTGGCATCCAAGTTTTCAAGTGCAGTATCATATTGAGATTGAAAGTTTTGAAAATTTTTATCACGAAGACCTATATCAAATCCGTGCTTTTCGTCTTTAAATTTATTAAAATTCATTAATAATTCTTCGTCATCTCTTTTTCTTTTTTCGTAAATTTCTTCTGTTCGTTCGTTAATTTGCTTATTTATATCTGTATTTGTACTATCTGCCCCATGTAAAGGTCCTGATGTTTCGTATTCTGTTACTGGTTTATGAACATCACTAGCACGGTTTTGCTTGTGACCATCGTGATATAAGTTTTGTTTTAATATAGTTTCTAAATAACCATTTTTTGTTGAACCTCCACTTGGTTTCGCAAAAACGGTTGAAGGTCTTTTATCGGAAGAAGATTGTAGTGTATTATTTTTTCTTCTTTCAATTTCCGAAAATGCGTCTTTATCTTCTTTTGTTATATCTTTATCCATGTCTGAATCAACCGGAACTCCTGGTAATGTACCAGGTACTGTAGGTGATACAGGAGTTTTATCACGATTTGCGAATGGATCATACGGAATTGCCATATATTTAAATATATAAAAGTATATATTTTTTAATCAGGTTGTACTTTTGCTATTGCAGTACTTACTTTCTTTCCGTCTAGGTTTACAGCAATTCCTCCGGACTTCATTAAAGCAATTAACTCACTTAATTTTTTCTCAATTGCTCCATCTGCTACTTCACGTGTATCAACAACAGTAGACGGTGATGGTTCTGACATAATCGTAGATATAGAGGGTGGAATTGTGGTATCCACAGATTGAGCAAGTTGCTCTATTTGAATTCCTGTTTGTAGTTCTTCATTTCCTTCGTCTGTTTCTGCAACGGAAAAAGGATTAAATGCTTCTCCAGGTGCAACTTGTGGAGATATGCTCATCATACCCGGATCACCAAAATCTACATTCCCACTTTCATCTTGTTTCCAATCAAAAACATTTAATGGTTTTTCAGGAACTTGAATATTTTCATAAGACTGAAATTGTTCTTGTGCTTTTTCTTGTATCATTCTTTCCATGTAATTGTTTTCCATTTGGAACTTATTTACATCAAGATACGTTGATTCACCTCGTCTTCTGTTTTCTTCACTTGATTCAATTAGTGATTTGTTTGTACCAATGTAAGATTGTAAATCTTCGATACTTGCATCACTGTGTGATCTCTTAAACAATTCATATTTTTTATCAACTTCAGGTTTCTTGAAATCGCCTGTCAAATTTGCAAAACTTTCACCAAGGGAGGATGTGTTTGTAGTTTTCTCAATATCGTCTGTCAAGTTTGCAAAACTTTCACCGAGAGATGATGTGTTTGTAGTTGTAGTTGCAAATGACGATGATTTTGTTGGCATAATATCAGGTGATCCGTCTCCAATTCCCATGCGAATCATGTCTGCTTCTGAATTTACATTTGGTGGTAAAAATCCTCCACCTTCAGACGAACCACCGATACCCGTTCCCATTTGCTTAAGTGCCTCGATTTTTTCAATATTCAAATTATTAATATTTTCACACAATGAATAAAGTTCTGCATTTATGTCTTTTAGTGTTTGTATAATTGGATCGTCTACATTAGCAAATGCACTTAAAGATTCTGTTAATTTTACTCCAAGAAGTTCAATGTTTGAAACTGCACTTGGATCAATTCCTTTTGCAACTTCACTTAAATCTCGTAAACTTGTGGTTAAAGAGATTTCTTTTACATTCGCAATTTTTGATACACCTTCAACGAATCTAACCAATGATGATCCTGCTGATCTAAAAAAGTTTCCTATATCTTTTCCTTCACCGTCATTTAAATAATCAGAAAATTGTTCAACCCCTTTACCCAAACTTGTTAAGGTATTTCCGAAATTTGATGATATACTGATACCTGATAATGAAACGAGAGCATTGGATAACAATGCCATTTGGTTTACAAATGTACCTGTCATTGTTTCCATTTCATCATCGTTTAGATAATCTAAGAATTCTTCTATTCCATGACCAAGACTTTGAAGATTTTCTCCAAATTGCTCTGTTATCTGAATTCCGGATAATGATTTTAGTGCAGTTGAAAGTGAAAGCATTTGACTTGAAAATTTCTGTGTCATCGTTTCCATTTCATTATCGTTTAGATAATCCAAGAATTCTTCTATTCCTTTTCCTAAATTTTCTATCGTTGCACCAAAGCCGTCTGATATGTTTAACCCAGACAACGATGATATTGCTTTTCCCAGTGACATCATCTGTGATGAAAATTGATCAGTAACTACACTTAATTCATCATCATCTAAATAATCTATAAACTCTTCAAGGCCTTCACCAAAGTTTTCTAGTGTATCTCCGATATTTGATTTAATATTTAGACTTGAAAATTTCGTAAGTGCAGAACCTAAGTTTGATAGGTTTTTACCCAAACTTGAACTTACTTTTGCAAGATCAGCATCGTCCATATAATCAATAAAGTCTTCAAGACCTTCACCGAAGTCTTCTAGTTTATCACCAATGTCAGATTGAATATTAAGTGTGCTAAATGTATTTAAAGCATTTCCAAGATCACTTAAATTTGATGCCAATGCACCACTTACTTCTGCTAAATCGGCATCGGACATATAATCAATAAAGTCTTCAAGACCTTCACCGAAGTCTTCTAGTTTATCACCAATGTCAGATTGAATATTAAGTGTGCTAAATGTATTTAATGCGTTACCAAGTGCAGATAAATTAGATGCTAAACTTCCACTTACTTCTGCTAAATCTGCATCATCCATGTAATCAATAAAGTCTTCAAGTCCTTCTCCAAAGTCTTCTAGCTTATCACCAATATCGGATTGAATGTTCAAGGTGCTAAAAGTTTTTAGTGCATTGCCAAGATCAGTCAAATTTTTTGACAAACTTGCACTTACTTCTGCTAAATCAGCATCATCCATATAATCAATAAAGTCTTCTAGTCCTTCACCAAAATCCTCAAGTTTATCACCAATATCAGATTGTATATTCAGAGTACTAAAAGTTTTTAATGCGTTTCCAAGATCATTCAAATTTTTTGATAAACTTACACTTACTTCTGCTAGATCAGCATCGTCCATATAATCAATGAAGTCTTCAAGACCCTCACCGAAATCTTCAAGTTGATCTCCGAGATCACTGCTTATATTTAAATTTGCAAATCCACGCAAAGCATTACCAAGTGCAGATAAGTTTGCAGATAAACTTACACTTACCTCTGCTAAATCAGCATCGTCCATATAATCAATGAAGTCTTCAAGACCCTCACCGAAATCTTCAAGTTGATCTCCGAGATCACCACTTATATTTAAATTTGAAAATCCTCGCAAAGCATTGCCAAGTGCAGTTAAATTTGTTGATAAACTAACACTAACTGTTGCCAAGTCAGCATCGTCCATATAATCAATGAAGTCTTCAAGGCCTTCTCCGAAGTCTTCAAGTATATTACCTAGTTCTGAATTTATATTTAATGTTGAGAATGTTGAAATTGCCGATCCTAATTTTTTTAGATTTACAGACAGACTATCACTTATTGTTGCTAAATCCGCATCTGCCATATAATCAATAAAGTCTTCAAGACCTTCACCAAAATCTTCAAGGTGGTCACCCAAATCAGGATTAATTTGTACACTTGCAAATGAATTTAATGCCTTTCCGATTGCATCTAGATTAGCAGGTAATGTTTTGGACATTGTATCTAAATCTGCATCTACCATATAATCAACAAAATCTTCAAGACCTTCTCCCAAGTCTTCAAGTCCATCACCAAGATCATCACCTACATCAGCAGTTATATTCATATCAGCAAGTTTCTTCAAAGAATCAGTTAATATTTTAAGATGAGGTCCTGCTGATTGCATTGAGTCTTCTACATCGGTAACCGAATCAGCAACCATTTTAAGAGCAGACGTTCCCCGTTGAACCGAGGGTAATATTCTTCCAATTTGTGAAAATGATTCTCCAAGTGAAGTAATAGTCTCTACTTGCTCCATATTAATCATTGTAAGTGCCATCGCAAGACGTGCCATAGAATATGAAATTAAATCCAATACACCAAGAGTTTCATCTGAAATTGATGCAAATTCATTGAGTTGATCAACCATTTTCTTGAGTGGTGCTTGTGACATTTCTACACCTCCACCTCCTGCGGCTGCTTGAGGTTTTTCTTCATCATCATCTCCACCAAACATTCCTGTAAATCCAGAAAATAAACTACTCATAAATCCCTCAGGTTCTTTTGCAACTGGGGCATTACCGAGTATAGATGACATCAACTCAGGTAATACCGTTGATAATTGTTGAATTGGTGCAATATCTACATTTGATATTTGACTCAATCCATTTGCAACTGCTTCTAGTCCTACACCTAACATAAATGCTTGATCAGCAAAAGCAAATAATTCCGTCAAAGGACCAAACATATCATCCATTGGCATTGCTTCTGCATCTTTCATGGGATTCAATGAATCTATAAATCCGGATGCAGTATTTTTCAATGAACCTAAAATAGATGCTTCTTCTTCACCAGAAAATGCTCTTCTTAAATTTCTAATTGACTCGGAAACTGCATCAAGTGCATCTGTATCTATTCTACTTAAAACAGTTGTACCTATCGCAAGTTTTTCAATACCCATGCCCAATCCTTCAAAATCTTTAGCATAAGGAGCAAGTTTTAATATTTCGTCAAATGGACCTTTAGCAGCCTCCTCCGAAGCATCACGAAATGGATTTACTGCATTTACCATATCCGATCCAAAATTTACAAAAGAACTAGCAAGTCCACCTACAGCCTGACCAACTTGAGCAAATGCTAAACTTGATAATGCACCGGATACTGCGTATATAGCAATTGCGGCCGATCCAATTTGTCCTGCCATTTCACCAAGTTGTTTTAAATAACCAACCGTAGATTCCAGTCCTCCACTGAGAACCTCAAGTCCCAAACCAACAACCATTACGGCCGCACCGAATGTAAGAAGAGAACCAGACATTAAAGTTAAACTAATTGCTCCTAATGCAATAAATGGTAATAATGGTCCCAATGCAGCCACAGCAAGTGCTATTCCAAATAAATTTGCAATTGATTCACCTGTAATTTGATTTAACGCATCCGCAGTTAAACTTAATCCCAATCCAAACAAAGACATTCCCACTCCTGCTACTAACAAAGCAACGGAAAACGGAATCAATGCAGCCGTCATAACTCCAATTGCAACCGCACCAAGAACTATAAAAGGTAGCATCAGTCCAACAAGAGATATTGCCATTCCAAGATTAACAAGAAGTTCCGGTGCATTTGCATCACTTAACATTTGAAATCCGAGACCAACCAACGCAACTCCTGCTCCAAACGCAAGCATAGCAACTGCTAATGGTATTAATGCAACACCAAGAATCGCAAATGCACCTGCCGTCAATAATATAAAAGGAGTTAATGGTGCAATTAATGCCATAGCACCAGCAAACAACATAAGACTTGCGGCTGCCTCTGGTAAATCTTTCATGGTATCCATTACCATGCTCATTCCATATCCAAATAATGCCACTCCTGCTCCTGCTAATGCTATTCCAATTCCAAACGGTATCAATGCAACACCAAATGCAGCCAATCCTAATCCTGCAACTGCAAGTGTAGGAGCAAGCATTGCCATTGCACCAACAAAAATTCCAAAATTAAATGCGGCTGCGGGTAATTCAGATGAATGATCAATAAGTTGTTTTACACCAAATGCGAACAGTGTTAAACCCATACCGGCCGCAAGTAATCCAATCGAAAACGGAATTAATGCCAATCCAAGTATTCCAATTGAAACGGATGCTAATATTAATAAAGGAGACATAATTCCAATAAATGCAAATGCAGAACCAAGTGCATATATCATTCCAATATCACCCATAGACATTGATTGTATTGTTTCTATTACTTTACCAAATGCCGAGGCAATAATATTAACTGCCGTTGCAAATGCCATGGCTGCTAATCCAAATACAAGCATAGCACCACCAACTGCAGCCAATGCACCAGCACCTGCTAAAATAACCGGAGAAAGTTTACCAAGCAATCCAGCAACAACTGCCAAAGCAGTAATCGCACCAATTCCAAGTAACACCGCAGAAAATGGAACATTTGCGAACATTTGAAAAGCAAATGCGGCCGGGATAAGTGAAGCACCTAAAATCGCAACTGCGGCCGCACCTTTTATCATATCGTCACTTCCTTTGCTAAGTAATTTAGAAACTAGCACCAAAGCACCTATTGCAAATAAACCTTTTATAACACCTTCCCATGTTACTTCACCGAATTCCTGAAATGCTTTTGCTGAAATAAATAATGCACCGGCTAATATTGCTAATGCTCCGGCTGCTTTTAGTAAACCAGTTGTATCTATTTTCGCAAATTTATCAGCAAATCCAGGTCCTTTATTTGCGGCTGCGGATGGTTTTGGTGTTGCGGATTTAATTGGACTACCTCTTCCAAACGCCCCCACTCCACTTGGTGGTGGAATCGGTGGAGCACCGGAAGTAGTTCCACCTGCTGAAAATGCTGTTTTGATTGCAGAACCTAACCCTGCTACTTTTTTCAATGCTCCTTTTATCATATCACCAAATGAAGAAAATAGTCCTGTCATAGAAGTAGAACCCATTTTCATTGCGACTGCGAGTGCAACTCCAAGTGATCCAACGATTGTTATTGCCGTACTTCCAAAGTCACTGAAACGTTCTTTCAAACGACTTGTATCACCTGTAATAGCCGCAATTAGATCACCTATTAACGCAAATGGTGCAACGATTAATTTTAATAAAAATCCTATAACCTTTAATATAGGTACAAGTGCCGACATAAATCCATTTACAACAGGTAATAATGCTTCACCGAGTTCTACCATCATTTGATTAAATTGATTTTGCAGAGCATTCATTTTTGCTTGTTGAATTTCTTGCTTCATTCTTGCTTCTGCTTGTTGTGCTAAACTTTTTTCTTCACCACCACGAAGTGCTTCCAACTGCTTTTGATACTCAGCGGCCAGTTCTGGGTTTTCACGTGCAAACTCAGCATTTTCTTTTTCAATTTTATTCATCTTGGTGAGTTCTTCTACACTCGTTCCAAGTGCTTCTGCAAGTGCTTGCTTTTGAAAACGATTCATGCGATCAAATCCACCCATTTCTTTCATGATACGTAATTGCTCTTTTTGCATACCTGCTAAATCACCATCCATTGCAAGTTGTCGCATTTTTTGAAAATTAACATGACGTCCCATCATGCTTGCCAATTTCATTTCCGATGAAATACTACTTTCAAAATCAAGTAAGTGACTTGCAGTTGCGGCCGCAGAATCTAAACTACTTCCCATGCGTCTTGCTTCAACGGCTGCGGCTGCTAGATTTCTTGGCATATTACCAATTGCTAATATTGCATCCTCACTTGCGTTTGCAACATCTTCCATAACTTTACCAGCAGGAACTCCAGCAAGATTACTAAGTTCGGCAGTTGCAAGTGTTAAGTTTTGTGCTACTTCATCACTTGGTGCTCCCATTTCCATAAACTTAACTAAAGCACCTGCGGCTGCATCTTGACTAATTCCTAATCCTGCACTTAACTTTGAAACTAATTCTATTTGTCCACGTGTAACATGATTAACATTTCCAAATTCTTCTACTAATGCTTTTGCTGATCCAACTGCTTCTTCAATACTTACTCCAAAATATGCCAATTCTTTGTTTACTGAAATGGCATCTTTTTGTATTTGTTCCATTGCTCCATACGACAATCCAAGTTCGTTGCGAAATTCCTGTGTAGATTTTTCAAGTGCTTGAAATCTTGAAAATGCTAATGCCAATAATGCTACTATACTTCCAATTATTAATACAGGACCAGTTAACACGGAAGTCAACATAGAACCTATTCCTTTAATTGCACCCATCATTTCGGTGGATCCTGCTTTTAATGAATCTGTCAATGTTGCTCCGGGTTTTCCCGCAACCTCTGCCATTTTAAGAAATCCAGCCGTAAAATCTTCTTTTACTTTGTTGGTTGCTTTTTCTAATGGTTTTTGTACACTTGATGCCAGAATTCCTCCTATCAATGGAATTTTTTTGATTGTGTTTGTAATTCCACTAGACATATTATCGATTTCACTATGAAATTCCTTAATTAAATCTTTGTTATTTTCTAGTAGTTTTTTGAAATTAGGTCCTAGACGTTCAAGAACACGTTCTAGTTTTTCAGTTGCATCAAGTTGTTCTTTCGTAGATTCTACCAAAGCATCTGAGTTGTGTTTCATTTGTGCTCTGATGATGTCTATATCTTTTTCTTTCTCAACTATGTCACTTATTTTTTTTAATTCTTCATCTCTTATTTTAACGAGTCCTGCTTGTTGACCTATTATATCTGCGATTCGTGTTTTTTCTTTTCCAATAGTCTCACCTATTTCTTTGACTTTGTTTAATTGATCGGTATATCCTACATCTAATTTATCCATCAAAGAAAGTTTTGTTTGTGCCATGGCCAATTCACTTTGCAAATTTGGCATAAGTTTGTTGTTCGATTCTTCTATTAACTTCTGCCCCAATGCTACTTTGTCATTTATTGCAGATGTTTGCTCGGTTATTTTTAATTCGACTTCTTTGTCGTCTTTTGCTTTTGATAATTCGTTTACAAGGTCTACCGACTCTTTTTTCATTTTTTCAAGCATAGAAGCAGATGCAGTAAGTTGTGTTGATAATTCTTTTACTTTATCACCACCTACAATATTTATTGCAGAATCTATTTCACCTGAACTTAGATTTTCAGATATTTGCTTAGTTATATCATTAATTTGGTTTTGGGTAGGAAGTAACCCATCTCCAATTGATTTTTGAAGATTAGAAGTAAAATCTATTACATCTTTATCGTCCATTTATTAAAGTTCGATATAGTCTTTTACTTTTGGGTCGTTTGCTAATGCTTTTTTTAAATCTTCTTTACTTGATAATCCAATTCTTTTTAGTTCTTGACGAAATTTTTCTGTGTCGTTGATATATTGTTGTAAAGAATTTGCCAAACGAGGGTCTTCTAATTTGCCTTTTGCAATTTTTCTTGCCTTTCCATTGAAAATTGCATTTACAATTCCACCGATGAATTCATTTAATTGTTGTTCTTGTTCTGTTATATTTTTCATGTCATTAATTAGAGTTATGTTATAAATACAAAAAGTCGTATATATTGATAAATATACGACTTCTGTAAATTAAGTTAAATGATTAACTAAATAATGCTATCTAAAAGATGACCTACTTGGCATAGAAGGTTTGCTTGGCATACTCGGAGATTTTGACTTCGCAGATGCTTGTGCTTTTTCAACTTGTTCGTTTTCTTTATTGCGTATGTCAACGAGTTTTCTGATATAAAATCTGCGAAGATATATCGGTAGATTATACACAATATCTTGTGTAAATCCTCCTTGACTATAATAAGCAAGATTAAAAACTTCTTCGTGAAGTTGAATTCTATACTCGGGTGGAAGGGTAAAAAAAGTCGACCCCCAAAGGGATCGTCATCCTTTCTTCATATCCAGTATCTTCCGATTCAAAATTAAATGTCATGTCTAAATCAGGAGTATTTTCCTTGATATGCTCACGAAATGCCAAACTATCACGTGCAAGAAGTTCACGATCAACAAATTGCTTGATTGAATTACGATCATCATTTCCATCAATTGCTTTGATAACATATTTCAATCGTGTTGTTACTTCGTTAGTTTCATTTTTATTTTTTGTAAACTTCTTCATTGCTTTAAGTTCAGCATCAATGTTTTGTTCGTCTTTATGAGACAACAAACTCCAATGTACTTTCTTTTTGCAAAATGGAAGTTCAAACTCAAACAAATTAGAACCACGTTCGTAATTTTCAAAATCAAATTCCTTTGGTTCGATCTTTGATAAATCAATTACATCTTGTACATCTTCGTTTGTGGATGGGTCTTTAAACTTAATGTTATAATCTTTTCCGTAAGCAAGAATTCTGGCTGCTATAAAAATCGCATTTTTATCACCAACCAATACATCATCAAGATTAACACCTGGTGTTGCAATCAATGCTTCAAGAAGTTTGTCAAGAACGACTCCCTTTTTGATTAAATTTTGACTCGTAAGAATATCTTCTTCACGTGCAGTCATGTATTTAATATCAATTTTACCAGATGCAAGTGGTGAATTTGGTTCATAAAACCAACCACGACTTGGTAAATCTACAACTTCAGTAGGATATTCTACCTTTTGCACAACATCAGTTGACTTACTTGCACTAGAAGGAGCAGTATTTTGCGTACTTGTTGCTTCTGTGCGTGTGCTTTGTGTTGTTGCACTTGAATTTGCAGTTGATGCGTTATTGTTGCGTTGCAATGCCTCTCTTACTTCCTGAGGAATGTCTACTTTATCATTTTCATTTGCCATAATTTGTAACCTTTTAAATTGTATATTTTATATATACTATAAATATACATATATACGATGGCAAGTTTTTTTTACAAGTTTATGATTTTAATGCAAACTTTAAAATATCACTGTGTTCACTATAATCAAAAAACTCTTTATCTTTTTTATTCTTCCAAGATTTATATACCAAAATACCAAGTTTAGCATCACTAATTACTATTCGTTTTCCACCCTTAGTAATAAACTCCATTCTACCGGAAGAAGTATCAACATCGTAATTTCTTTGAAATGTTCCTTTTTTAACTTTTGCCAACAAAAATTTAAGAAGTGAATTCATTGCAGAACTAAGTCCTTCGGTTACTTCTGCTTTTTCGTATTCATCTTTTATTTCGCAAAAAAGTTCATTTACTGTTTTATTAAAGTTTGTTGTATCCATAATCATAAATATATATTTAAAAAAAAAAACTTCTCAAGAAGAGAAGTTTTTTTAAGTTTAAAAAACTGGAAAGTTTTTTTAGTATTGGAGAATTGCGTAATCGTATGAAAGAGTAAGTTCAACGGTTGAGAATTCACCGGTTGACCAATCAAGTGTACCTGGGTTCATGTTATTCACGAACGCACCCTTTATCGTCCACTCTTCAACATAATCACCGACAGGACCGAGAACGTTGATTGTAAGATCCTTTTTGTAGAAGTCAGCATAACCATTTCTTCCAGTAACAGATTCGTGAGAAAGACGAATCCACTCCATTGCAGCCTGTGCTCCACTTGGAACTACCGGATCGTAAAGTGTGATTGAGATGTCCTGCCATTCTGCTTTACCTG